CAGGCTGCACGGTGGCGCTGCGGCCGTAGATGGCATTAGACTTGGACGCATCCAGACTGAACTTATATACATCAGAAAAGGAATTGTATTCGCCCGTAGTTGCGATCGCGCTGCCGGCAGTGAATGCGCCGGATACCTTATGTTCACCCTTTTTTACATCCGCGACAAAAGAGCCTGTGATGTTCGGCAGTCCGGCCTCCACGGTGGTGCCCGCTGCGTGGCTACTGCTGGCACCCATCAGCACGCGCTCCGATGCGATCTGCTCCCATGTGCCGCCGAACAGTGCGGCAGGGCTTGTACGTGCGGTGCTCTGGTAGATGCTGCCCACGGGAAAAGGATCCACGCTTTTCAAGCTTTTCAACAGCGCATCCACCTCGGCACGGGTGTAAAAGCTGCCACCCCTCATGGATTCGATCACGGCCTTCCACTGCTGCACCAGCATGCCGGTGGGGATGCCCTGCACACCGTCCCGCATCACGCCGCAGACGGTCTCGTCTGCGCGGGTGTCGTAGATGTCGGCGGTGGTGACGGAAGTGCTGCCTGCAGGGCGCTTGATCTCGGCAAGGCAGAGGTCGTAGATCAGCTCGGTGCGGGTGATGGCCGGGGCAGCAGGCCCGGCAGAATTCGGGACACCTTCCAGCACCTGCAGGCGGGTCTTTTTGGCGGCGGCATCGTAGCGCAGAACCACACGGTCAATGCGGCTGCGTACAGGGTCCGCTTCGGTGAGCACCACGGTGGTGGGCTGCTCCATGATGATGCTGCGGCCCTTGAACCGCGCCGGGCGCACCCATGCCTGACCGGCGCTCACCTGTACGCTCAGGCCGCCCTGTGCTGTGACGGCAAAATCTTCCTCGGCGCTGTATACGCCGCTCAGGCGGGTGGCGAGGTAACCCGAAGCGTCGTCGGCATCGTAGGTAATGCCGTTTTCGGGGTAAGTGATGATATCAGCCATAAAGTCCTCCTTTTCAGGTCTTGTGCCATGTGGGCGTGCCCAGCCGGATGGTGCGGGTGGTGCCGCTGTCCTCGCTCTGGGTGATGATGTCGGCTACCCGCACCATGGCGGTGTAGCCCAGCTGAGGCAGGCTTGCGCTCAGCACATCGCCCACCTGCAGGGTGTCGTCGTCCACGTCAAACTCGATGGACCCGGTGCGCAGCTGGGCCAGCAGCTTTTCGCCGCCCCGGTCAGCCAGCTTTTCCAGGTAGCTCTGGCTGGTGCTGGTCTCGCCGTCCTCCGGCTGCACGTCCCGGGCATCGATGTACAGCTCTCGCCGATCAGCGCCGGTGGCGTTTACATCGCCCACCCAGACGGTGGCGCGCTCGTCACCTTCGCCAGCGCCCTGCACAAGGGCCACGTTGGCGTAGTCGGTATCGGAAAAGCTCCACCCGGCATTCAGCAGATTGCCCCACTGGGGGCTGTATCTGCAGTTAGGGTCGAAGGTGGGCCGGAAACACTCGAAGAGCAGCTTCTTTTCAGCCCCCTTGCCGTCCAGAATGACCCGAAAACCGAGGTCGCACGCCTGCCCGATGGTCTTGCAGTAGTCGAAAATACTGCCGCCGGAGGTCTGCTTTTCAAAGGTGGTGTCAAAGCCGTACTCGGTGCCCAGCGCAAGGCGGGGCCATGGCTTTGCGGCGCTCACAAGGCTGCGCATGGCCGCTTCCGCATTCTGGTTCTTGACGCTCACCGCAGACACCCGTTTGGTCAGCAGCCACGTTGCCGGGTAGCCGGACACCACAAGGTTTGCGTCCTCGTTCTGGTTGGCGCGGGCGCAGATGCGCATGGGGATGCGCGGGCTTTCGTCGCTGCGCACCAGCCAGCGGCCCTCCTGCAAAAGCTGCAAGTTCTCGGCGGTGGGGCGCACTTCCAGCGTGAAGCTGCCCTCTGAGTAGTAAGGGCTGTCCCAGTAAAAAGACACCCACACATCCACCCAGCCCACGCGGGCAAGGGTGTCTGCGTCCAAAACGTCTATTCTCATAACGGTTCGGGCAGGATGCCCGTCTCCATCGGGTAAAAGCTGACGGATGCCTGCAGGTAGCCGGAGCCGTTCTCGGCCTGCATACTCAGCATGTTATCGCCGGGCTGCAGCTCGGTGAGGGTGCTGTCCTCGTCCAGCTTTGCAAAGATGTTCTCGGTCACGCCTGCCCGGGTCAGGGTGCAGGCCAGCCGGTCGGATGTGCTGCGGTAGATTTCCAGCGTCTCGTCCGGCTGCAGGGTCAGGTCAAAGCCGATGAAGGCCCCGGTCTGCAGATCCACCACCTTGGGGTGTGTCACCGGCATGTCGCACCGCAGGGTGGCCGTGAAGGGCACCGGCAGCGAACCGTCGTTGCGCAGCACTGCCGCCGTGCCGTCCCGCTTGATGCCGTAGATGTGGCGGTCATAGCAGACGGGGAACCGAAACGCTTTCTCATACCCGCCCAGCACGCTGCTGACGGCGTTCAGATCGTACCAATAGGGTTTCTCGCTGTAGAGCATCAGCTCACAGCGCGGGTCCGGCGTGTAGCTGGAAAAATAGGGCAGTTTTTGCAGCACGAACCGGGTGAAATAGTGGTCGCCAAAGTACAGGGTACCCTTGGTGAAGTAGGGCAGCTTTTTGGTAAAAGCTCTTGCACGGGTCAACGCATCCCTGCCCCAGAACACGACCGACAGGGTGCGGGACACGCCGGAGACGCTCTGCCCCTCCACGGTGTCGCCAATCTGATTGACACCCTGTGCGGTCTGCAGGTCCACATCCACCCCGTTCAGCGGGTCGAGAAAGTAGGGAGCGTCGTAGTCCCAGCCCAGATGCAGGACGGCACCGGCATCAGTCACGATCTTGAGATGGTCCTTAAATAACACAGTGTCCTCCTTTCATCGTTTGCGGGCCTTGGCCTTGTCGGCTTCCCAGCGGGCTTCCCGCTGGAGGTCTGCCGCCGTCTGGGCCTTGCTGTAAATGTTCTGAGTGATGTTGGTATCGCCCTCCCGGTGGTAGCTGTTGGCAGCAGACACCACCTGTGCGGTGCCGGATGCAGCCACGGTGCTGCCCAGACGCATGTTGTCGGAAAGCACCAGCGCCCCCGCCTGCCGGATCATATCGGCAAGGGCAGAGTTGGTCTTTTCCAGCGCCTTGGTGTTGGCGTTGATGGCATCTTCCAGACTGCCGGTGCCGGTGGTGATATCCACGCTGCCCATGCTGCCGGAGCCGGACGAACCGCCGCCAGAGGAACCGCCGCCGTGGCTTACGTTCTTTTTGGAGCCGCCCATGCTGCCCACGATGGCCGCAATGGCAACGCCCAGCGCGACCGCTGCCGCTGCCACGATCAGGCCCATCGGGATGCCGAAAACGGTAGCGCTCAGCGCGGCGGAGATCGCGGTCAGCAGGCCTTCAAAGGCTGCACCGACCGCGCCGATCAGGGAAGCTACGCCCGCAAAAATGGCGGGGAAGCTGGACAGCAGACCGCCGCTCAGGCCCTGACTGATGGCGAGAGCCGCCGTGCTCAGCGGCCCCTGCAGACCCTGAAAGACCGACACGAGGGTGGAACCAAGGCCCTGCGCCTGCTGCCAGACCTCAGAGAAGCCGCCGGTCAGGCCGTGCACGATCTGCCCGCCAAGGTCGATAGCTCCCTGCACCAGCTGATCGCGGGCACCGCCCAGCGCTTTGTTGAGCTTAGTCACGATGCCAAGGGCAAAATCATTGACCTGCTTTTTCTGGTCGGCGGTCAGGCCGCTGTAGATGGTGCTTGCGACCCACTTGCCGACGGAGAGCCAGTCCTGATTCTTGACGGCGGTGTACAGGTCATCGAAGGTGCCCAGGATGCCGGTATCTGCTTCGGTCTGCAGCTCCTTCCACAGGCCGTCGAAGGTGTCCGCGCTGGACTTTTTGATCTGCTCGGCCACCTGCACGGTGCCGTCGGCGGCGACGGTCTTGACCCGCTCGATGGTCACGAGGGCACCGTCCACCACGTCGTCGTAGACCTCGGTGATGACCTGCTTCTGGGTCTCGGTGCCGTCGGTCAGGGTCTCGGTGACGGTCTGGGTGGTGGTCTTGACCCCGTCTGCCAGCGTCTCGAAGGTGGAAGTGACCGTCTTGGCGGTCTCGCGCACCGTCTCCATGGTCTGCTTGACGGTCTTGGTGCCGTCCGCAGCCACCTCTGTGATGGTCTTAACGTCCTTCAGCACACCATCCACCATCTGGCGGGAGGTCTCGGTGATGACCTGCTTCTGCTGCTGTTTGCCGTTGGAAAGGGTCTCGTTGACCGTCTCAACCGTGCGGGTGATGCCGTCTTTCACGGTAGTGGTCGTGTCGGAGATGGACTTCACCACCGTGGCGGTGGCCGTTTGAGCGCTGGCGCTGGCCTTTTTGCCGGAGGTGCTTACGGCAGATGCGGCTTTGCCTGCGGACTGGGAGATGGTCTCGGCTGATGCCTTGGCGGCAGCGGCCTCTTCCTGCGCCTGCTTCACACGCTCGGCGTGGAGCTTTCCGCGCTCCTGTGCGGCCTTATCCAGCTTGTCACGGTTATAGTTGTCCATGTAGCCGTTGTAGGCGGCATTGTAGGCGTCCTGTGCCGCACCGACACCGTTTTTCAGGTTTGCCAGTGCAGCCGCCGCGCCCCTGATTTTGGCGACCAGCTCATTGATCCAGTCCACCACCGTGCCGATGGCGTTCTGTGCGATCTTTTTCACAGACGCAAATGCGGAGTTGACGGCATTGCGGAAGGTCTCGCTGGTCTTGTAGGCCGTCACGAGGCCTGCCGCCAGAGCCGCCAGCGCCGCCACTACAAGACCGATGGGGTTCGCCTTGAGAACCGCGTTCAAACCTGCCTGCGCGACTGCAAGACCGGTCGCCCCGGCTTCTGCCGCTTTGTGGGCAGCGGTCATGGCCGTGGTTGCGGCAGTGTGGATCACTTCGATTGCAGTAGCGGCAGCCACATAGCCCTTGTATGTCAGGAATGCCGTTCCGGCAGCGGCCACAACAGCAGTCGCAATGCCGATGGTCTCCTTGAGCTGGGCCATCTTCTCGTCGCTGTCGAGGAAGGAGACCACCACCTCGTTCAGCTTGACAACCAAATCACCCAGAGCCGCAAACAGGCCGCTGGTCAGCTCACCGGTCAGGGCGCTGACATTATCCTTCAGGGTGGACATGCGCCCGCTGAAGGTCTGGCTGGCTTCCAGCATACCGTTGTAGAACTGCCCGCCCTGACTGGTGGCGGCTTCCACCGCTGCTTCCAGCTCACTGAAGCTGACCTTGCCATCCGAGATGCGCTTGTACAGGTCGGACATGCTCTCGCCGGTGGCATCACAGATCTGGTTCAGCGGGTTGAAGCCCGCATCGATCATCATGTTGACGTTTTCCAGCGTGACCTTCTGGGCGCTGGACATCTTGCCGTAGGCGCGGGTCAGGGTCTGCAGCTTCTCGGCGTTGCCCAGCGAGATATCACCCAGCCGCTGCAGCACGCCGGTAGTGTCGTCTGCCGCAATGCCGAACTGCAAAAGGGTCTGGGTGCCGCTGGTCAGGTCATCCAGCGAGAAGGGCGTGGATGCCGCCATTTTGCGAATTTCGGAAAGCTTCGTTGCGGCGGCTTCCTCGCTGCCCAGCATGACCTTGAAGTTGGTCAGGTAGCTTTCCATGGTGGCGTTGTAATCCACACCGCTCTTGACCACCTCGGCCAGCTTGGACGATGCCTGTTTTGCAAAGTCCGCGATCATCTGACCGGCGGCTACCGTCCACTTGCTGGTGCTTTTTTCCGCCGGGTCGCTGTTCAGCCTTACTTCGCCGGTGATGCTGAAATCTGCCACTGTGTCCACCTCTCATTCGGAGCGCGGGCACAAGGGCACAGGCTGTTATAACTTGATCTCTACCTCCCGCTTACAGGCAGGATTTTTGCATTTGACCCACACACCGGCAGCGCCCGGCCGCAGTAGGGGCAGGGCACCGGGGCGCGGCTAGTGCCGGAACCGCGCAAGGAACGCGGCATCGTGCTCTTCGACCGAAACGACACGGGCGGCACCCCCTCTCAGCTCAGCAGGTAGGGCAAAGCGCTCCTGCAGGTCGGCGTAGCGGTCGCGCATACTGCCCTCGTACTCGGACAGGTCCATGGTGCGCCAGCTCATGATCTTTGCCATGAGGGTCTCCTCCGGCAGGGCGGCGAACAGCGCCCGGAACCGGAACCAGTGCACCTTTTCGCGGGTCAGGTCGATGCCGTAGGCCTGCTGGAACGCCGCCACGATGTAACCGGCATCGCACTGGTAGTCGAAAGCGGGCGGCTTTTCCGGGCCGTTGTCAGGTTCACTTGCAGTGCCTGCTGCGGCCTGCTCACCGGCACGGTAAAAATCCACCATGCAGCCGTAAGCATCGGGGAGCTGTTCCGGCGGCACAGGCTTATGATAGAACCGCTCCATGATCGCAAGGGCTTCTTCCGGGTGTTCGCCGTCTAGCCTGCCGTGGGCGTAGGCGTTGGAGAGCCGCACCATGTGCCGGAAATCCGGGTCGATGCGTCTGCCGTGCCAGCTATCCGGCAGATGTGCCGTCAGCAGATCAGCCATTTTCCAGCGCTGCCAGCTCAGCCAGCAGCTGCTTGCGCCGGGCGGCATTGTCCACCCGCTCCACCATCCGGGCGGCAGGCGGCGCGGGATAGCTCACGGGCGGCTTGTGCTTGCCCTTTTTGGCCTGTGCCCGGCGCTGCTCCCGGTTCATGGGCTGGGCAGGCTTTGCGGTATAGCGCTGCTTCTCGGCGGCAAAGGCATTGCCCAGTTCCTCAATCACGTCATAGATGGGGGCCATGTTGTTTTCATCCAGACCCAGACGGTCGGATGCGCCTGCACCGAGGATCTCGTCGATGCAGTCCATGGCAATGCGTGCCTGTGCACGTGCATGGTCGCCCAGACGGACACCGCCGCGCCGGAACTGCTCCGACTCCTCGGCGCTCCGGCGCTGCATCCGCTCGTTGGCATCCTCAAAGCGGTCAAGGTCGTTGGCGTTCATCAGGGAAAATTCAAATTCCTGTCCACAAATAACCATGTTCTGGCTCCTTTCTTGGGCCCTGTGCCGGACTTGCACCGGCGCTTACTGATGTTCAGGGCATAAAAGATCCCCGTTCCGGGTATGGAGCGGGGACTGTGTTTGAAAAAAATCAGCCCTTGACGGCCTTGGCAGGCTCAGCGGACTGGGTGGCGGGGTTGTAGTCAAACTCGTCCGGCGTGCCGATGGCCTTCACGTCGCAGGCAAAGGTGGCCTTGGAACCGGCTGCACCGCCTACGTCGCTGGTGACGATGATGGCAGCGCGGCCCTTTTCGCCCTTGCCGGTGCGCAGGCTGAAATAGATGTACGGCACGATGATATCGCTGCCGGTACCGTACACAATCTTGTGGCTCAGCACAAAATCCTGAAAAGCATCGCCCACGCAGCGGTCACCGTTGACGGTAAGGGTGCGCTGGGTGCCGGTCTTTTCGGTGACGTTGCCGGTACGGATGTACTGAGCATCCTCGGTGGTGGCGTTCAGGGAGCCGGAATGCTCCTTCACATGGTCGGCGCAGACGATCCACTGGCTTTCCTTGGTCTGGGTGCTCTCGATCTGGAACGCCAGCACAAAATCGTTCGCCGTCTCAATGCCGGTATACGACGCGCTGGGCGTGATGCCGGACTTGGTAATGGCTTCGGATACAGTCATATCAAAACTCCTTTCATTTTGGCATGTAGTAGGTCAGGCGCATCTGCAGCTGCATCTTACAGCTGCCCGCGCTGTTTGTGACGATGTAGCCGCTGTTCGTCACGGCAATGCCGGTGGGGGTTTTATTCCCGCCGCAGGCCGAGAGGTCGGGCAGGTTGTGCCGGGCATCCTGCCGCATGACCCACTCGGTGAGCTGCTCGAAAAAGCCGCTGTTCTGAATGTTAACGGAATCCATCTCGCTGTACTCACCGCGAGACAGAAAGAGGTAATTCTTCGCCATTTCCCAGCCGGAGATGTACTCGGTGATGATGGGATCACCGGGGCTGTCCTCGATGGAAAAGGCGGTGGATTCTTCTTCCAGTCCGGCAATGCGGAAGGCTGCACCGGTGGCTTCCTGCTCTTCGGCAATCAGCGGGCAGGGCTTGAGCCATGCCCGCAGGGCGGCAATGGTGGGCTTTACTTCGGACATGATCAACCTCCCCAGAATGTGGTGACGGCCTGTGTGGCAATGTAGGCAATGGCTTCACCGTAATCGGCCAAAGCACGCTGTCCCCAGTAAGAGCCGCGCAGCCCATTTTCACCGTGCAGACATTCGCCTTCAGGGTGAAGATAGAACTGCCTGCGTGCATAAGGCGTGTTATAGACCAGCAAGCCTTCGTCATACTTGCCGGCTTGATTCACGCTGTTTTTCAATATGCCGGTATCGAAGGGCACGTACTGGTCGATGAGAGCGGCGGCTTTCTGCGCGGTGGCGAACTGTGCTTTCTGCAAAGCAGCGGTTTTCTCTGCGCCGAAATTTGTCCGCCAGTCCAGAGACATCTGCACACCGTCTGCCCGGAAGCGATATCCGGCAGGCTGTTCAAAAATGGGCTTGCTCACAGTCTCAGCTCCCTTCCACGTGCCAGTGGGGCAGCAGCGGTTCCCGGTCGTCCGAGACAGCCGCCGCCGTACAGCACAGGTGCGTTTTTTCGAGTTTGGCGTACTCGGCTTCGGTCAAGGCAGGTACCGCGCCCTGCACCAGCTTCCAGCCGCGTTTCAGGGTCCAGTGCTTGGCCTTTTCCGCCGCAGACAGCGCCGCCCACTGGGCGTAGGGCAGATAGCCCATGGTGCACACGCTGGCCGGGATGCGGATGTGGGTGGTGCGCTCCGGGTCCTTGGCAGTACCGGAGCCGGAGGTGGAGCGGCATTCCCGCCAGCTGCACCCGGCGAACACCCAGCACACCGGCCTGTCCGTCTCGGTGGCAGTGTCGTGGATGAGGTTCACAACAGTAACAGCTGTCTGCATCACAGAATCCCCCTGTACAGCAGGCCGTGCGGGTCAGCACCGAGGACCGTGCGGATGATTTCATAGGCTTCCTGCCGGGTGGCCGCGGTCACGCTGGCATTGCTGCCAAAGGTGACGCTGTAGCCGTCGTTGGATACGCTGGCAGCACCCGGCACAGCGCCCGCCGCAGACGCAGCGGCCAACAGTCCGATGATCTGCGTGCAGGCATCCGCCAATGCTTCCCGGCAGACCTCACACCCGGCGGCGTGGCTCTCCGCCCGGCCAAAGGTGGCGGCATCGATCATGCGGGAAGCACGGCTGCACAGCACACCGAAGGCGGCTTCCGGCACCGTGCCGCCCGCCGCCGCATACTGGTCATAGGTGCAGTAGAGCATGGCCTTACGCCTCGATGCGCTTGATGTACAGGGTCTGGGGCTTGGACACCTTGATGCCGTACACCTTGCGGCCCTGCACAGCGGATGCGCCGATGTACTTGCCGGAGCCGCCCAGATCCTGCAGGTGCACCGGGGTCTGCCACTCCATGACGCGGTGGCACCAGTTGGGGTGGCCGCAGATGAACTCGGTGGTGGTTTTCTTGCTGGCCACGCGGGTGGTGTTCTCGAAATCCATGTTGTTGGACTCGTACACCGCAAAGCCCGCGATCTGACCCACTGCGCCGGTCTGCACCAGCTGCTGGGACAGATCGCCCTGCTTGATGAAGCGGTCGTCCTGCATGAGGATCTCCAGATACTCGGGGCTGACGATCATCCAGCGGCCGGCCTGCGGCACGCCGTTGCGGCTCAGGGTGCGCTTTGCGGCCAGAGCTTCCTTGTAGGCGGTGGAAGCGGTGCAGGCGGTCTTGGTGGCGCTGATGTTGGCACCCGCTGCGCCCTGCAGCGCCTCGATGGACTTCTTGTCGATGGACAGAGCCATGGAGTAGCCTGCGCTATCCAGACGCTCGGCGGTGATGCCGTCGGGCACGGATGCAGCGTCAAAGCCGTCGATGATCTCGTTCACGGCCTCGTCGTTGTCGATGTCCAGATCCAGATAGGTGGTGGTGCCGGCATCGGCATCCACGCCGTTTGCCTTGTCGTAGGCCTTGACGGCAACCTCAGTGTCGCGGACAGGAATCTTGACCTTACCGGCCTTGGGGCTGCCCTCGTAGCGGTTGTTGAAGATGGTATTGTCGCGGGTGACCAGAGTCGCACGCAGCTTTGCATCTACCAGAGCGGAATAACGCTCCTGACTTGCATGTGCCATAGGGATCTCCTTTCGTTGTTACAGGTTCAGTTCAGGGTTCAGGGATTTGAAAGCGGCTTCCACACCATCGCTCTCGTTGGCGGGCGGTGCACCGTGCTCGGCTCCGGTGGAGACCACAGCCACACCGGCTGCGCCGTCCTCGCCGAACGCCCAGGGGTTGGCCTTGGCGGCTTCGTCCAGCGCCTTGGCAATGTCGGTGCTGCGGTCGGCAGAGCCCTTCAGGGCGTCCAGATCCAGCAAAGCACGCACTGCCTTGACGCTGCGGCCCTTTTTGCCCAGGATGGCGGCGTCCAGCGCGTTATCAAAGGCAAAGCCCTCGGCCTGCGCCTTCATGTCGGCCTTCAGCTTGGTGACCTGCTCCTGCAGGCCTGCCACGTCCACGCCGTCAAAGGCTTTCAGGCCGTCCTGTGCGGTCTTGAGCTGGGCGTTTGCGTTGTCCAGCTGGGTCTGCAGGGCCGTGGCGGCAGACTTCTCCCGGTTGATGTCTGCGCCGTTCTCCTGCATGATCCAGTTCAGCTGTTCATCGGTGATGCCAGGGATCTTGTTCTTCACGTCTTCACGCTTCATGGTGGAAACTCCTTTCGTGTGTGAGACCTCAGTTTTTTACACTGTTCTCTGTCAGTATTCGGTCGTGGGCGGGGTACGCGCCGCCCGCCGCATGGCACCGTTTGCAGGACTCGAACCTGCCGCTTCCGGTTTTGGAGACCGGCGCTCTTCCGACATGAGCTAAAACGGCATAAAAAAAGCACGGTGCAAAACTGCATCGTGCTTAAAAATGGGCAAACAAAAACCACGGTGCGTGTGCATCGTGGTTCAGTTGATGTTATGAATTACGGCGTGCAACAGTAGATTCTGTCATACACTGCTTCGCCCTCACGAGAAAGAGCTGTCGGCTCGTCATTCTCGTCAAAGGTCGATGTGATGAAATCATCAAGCTCCAAAAGAAGCTCGTCCACACTCCTGCAGTTTACAGCGCTGGGAACATGCTTCTTCAAAAACTCCTTGGAATCAGGATCTAAATCTTCAAAACAAAAGGTCATTTCTGCTCACTCCTTGGATTCAGCTGAATCAGCTGTCCCGTGTCTGGGTTTATCGTGACGATCGCTTTGCCAATAAGGCGCACGCTTCGCTTTCCTCTTGAATCCGTTTTTACAGGGTTGATGCGCTCAGGATTCAAAACGGTATCACGCATGGCTTCATAGCCAACACCGCTTCGCCGGATGATTTTAAGGTCATATTTTAACTTATCGGGGTCGACCAATGTGCCGAACATACGCTCCATGAAATGGGCGGTATGTCCAGTAATAACAGTACCATCCGCAGTAGTCTTGCCCACAAGCTCGGTCTGGATGCGCTCGTGCGTACTCTTGTACAGGTCAAAACCTGCAAGCGGCGAAAGCCAGCCACTTTTTACGCTGTTGGCATATTGCATCAGCAACCGATATTCTTCGGTATTATTATACCGTGCATCATAATATTTTGCAACGGTATTCAGGCTGGTACTCTGCGCATTGATAGACTTGAGCCAGTCGGTGTGATGCGCCTGAGATTTTGCGCTTGCCCTGCCGGCTTCGCTCCTGCCAAACTTCGGCACGCTGACACGGGCGCTGTCCACTCTGCCGCCGGTGGCCTTGGTGAAATCACTCAGGCTCTGGCGGGCCGCTTTCAGGCGCACCGCGGCGTCGGCGGGGTCCAGCCCGGCGGCGTCCTCGGCCAGATACCGCTTTTTCCAGCGGCGGACGTTCCGCTCCCGGGCACGCTGCATCTGTGATATCTCGTAGGCGGTGTACTTTTTGCCGTTCCACTCGATGTTCCGGGCGTTCAGCTCCCGCAGCTGCTCCTGCGTCCATTGGGGCGGGTCGCCCAGCTCCGGGAAGCAGGCAAAGAACTGGTGTCGGCAGTTCCAGCCGCAAAGGCCTGCGCCGGTACCGTAGCCGGTGGCGGCTTCAAAATCCGGGTAGTGCCTGCCCTTGTAGTCCACCGCACCACCGCGATGGAAGCGCCTGCCCTGCCACTCTGCATGAGAAGGACGGGCACCGCCGTGGGCGGTCGTCTCCACAAATTCGCAGCCCATTTCGTCCATGCGGGCCACCTGCAGCTTGCCAGTCGTCTGGTTCACACCGGTGAGCACGGCACGGCGGGCGGCCACCTCGATGCTGTCCTTGTGGCCGCTGGGATAGGTGACCATGGGCATGTCGTCTGCAAGGCTGTCCACGGCCTGTTTGACGGCGGTTTTGTAGTCGAAGGCACCGGTGCTCACTTTGAGCCATGCAGCGTCCAGTGTGCGCTCAAAGGCCCCTGTGACGGTGTTTGCCGTGGTGGCGATCAGGTTCTGCCATGTGCCGCAGGTCTGCCGTGCACCGGCATCCAGCAGGTTGTTCAGGGCGGCGCTCTCTTCAAAGGGCGTCGGCTCCATGTCGTAGTGGTAATAGATCGCATCCTCCCGCTCCATGGCTTCGGTGGCGGCCTGCAAAAGCAGCCTGCGGATGGCCGTTTCGCTCTTGCCGGTGTACTTCGCCAGCAGCTTCACCACGTCGTTGCGCAGCGCCTCGGTCTGCTGGTAGCGCCACAGCTGCCAGTTTGCGGTGGGGGTCACGGCGTCCATCTTGCCGATGCGCCGGGCAACGTCCTGTAAGATCTCGTCCTCGACTTGCTGCCAGAGCTGCACAAAGGCGTCCGGCATCTGGTCAAGATAGCTCGGCGGCAGCATCAGGCACCCCCGAAGGTGAGCTGCTCTTCGGTCTGGCTGTCTGCCTTGGCTTCTGCTGTCCACTGGTGGGCTTCCTCCTCGCTCAGGCTGTACCGGGCGGAGAGGTACCGGCAGCGGGGCACGAGGCCTGCCAGAGCGTCCTCCCGCAGCTGGCTGGTGCGCTCGGCCTCGCTGACGATGTAGCTGTCGTCCCAGTTGACCGAGATGCTGGTCTCCGGGTCTACCGGCGCGCCCAGCAGGTTCTTCGCCGCCCACAGCATGGCACGCAGGATGCCGATCAGTGCCGTCTCGATGGGGATCTGGTTCTTGTTGGCGTTCTGCACCAGATCCTGACGGCTGCCGGTGTACTCGGTGGCGGTGGTCACGGTGCCCTGATCGAACTTATAGCGGTGGCAGCCCAGTTTGCACTTGAAGCTCATCATGTCCAGCGCGTCCTGCACCGCCTGATGGTTGGAAGCGGTGCGCAGGTCGGGGTTATACTCCCGCCATGCAGCGGGCTGGTCGATGCCGCCTTCCGGCGTGGGCAGCTCGTAGAAGATCTGCCGGTGGACGGCATCCGGAGGCACGGCGTGCTCGGTGCCTTCCTTGTCCACCCACTTGCGGCACAGGGAGCGGTCATAGAAGATCTTCTTGCCGCCGAGGCGGATGTCCTGCCGGTAGTTGTCGAAGGCGTAGTCCACCATCTGTGCCGCGTCCATCGCTTCGGAGAAGATGCTCATACCCAGCCCCATGCCGCCGTCGATGTTCTTGGCAGCCGCCGGGCTGAACAGGCTGAACCATGCCGGTGAGCCGCCGACCGTGATGCTCTTTACCGTGCCCGGCGGGGTCTTGTCCTCGGGGATCTTCGCGAATTTCGGAGTGCCGGAGATATCGTCCGTCACCTCAAACCATTCGTTGGTGATGGCGCGGCTGCCGTTCCTGACCGTGTGGGTCTGCAGGTAGACGGCAGGCTTGCCGCCCATCAGGCACTCGGACACAAAGGCCGCTTCGGTCACAACGCCGCGCTCCACGCTGATGGGCAGGATGCAGCAGGCGGGGTCGTAGTCCAGCCGGATGCTCCCCTGCGGCGAAGGCAGAGCGTTGCCGGAGGCATCCACCGTCAGGTTCTCCACGCTCATCACAAAAGCGCCGGTGCCCGACCAGTAGGCCTGCTCAACAAGCCGGTTTGCGTTCTCCCAGAAATGCAGCTGCCGCAAAAGGCCGCCGGTCTGCTGTTCATCGCTGCCCAGCAGATAGGCAGAGGTGGATGCATCGCCGATCTGGAGAGTGGTCTTGTCGTTGAGCAGCAGGTTTGCCCAGTCCTCGCAGACGTGCTTCGGCATCCGCAGGGAAGCCAGACGCCGCGAAATGACGCTGCCGTCCGGTGCGTCCTCTTTCTGGTCGTGGATGTCGGGCACGTCGCCCTTCCACCACTGCCGCCAGACTTCGATGTTGCCGTAGTAGTCCGCATCGAGGTGAAGATGCTTTGTTTTGTTCAGGTAATCGATAAAAGCGGCAACATTCATCTTGCAGTCAGTCTCCTGTAATCGCGCTCGATGGTATACTCGAAGGCATCCAATGTATCAATGTCGGTGGTGCCGTCGTCCAGACGTTCATCCACACCGGGGTGCTTTTGGCTCCAAAGAGCCGCAGCAAGCGCATTCCGCAGGGTGGCGGCCTCCGGCATATACCAAAAGCGCCCGCCACCCATGAGAATGGATGTCAGGCGGATGCGGTCGATGATCTGAATCTTGGCACTGTTCTGCACCCGGTCGGCCAGCCAGGAAAGCGGGCAGGCCCGCAGCCGGGTGCGGATGTGGTTGATCAGCGTCTGTTCGGCGCTGTCGCAGAAAATATAGTGGATCTCGCCGTACCGCGCGAACACGGCGGTGCAGAACTCAATGAGCTGCGCGGCGAGGTAGTCAGCGTCCTGATTCTTCGGGTCGATGCGGGCGGATGCCAGCCCCACAACCCCCGCGTAGTAGGGCAGGATGCCGGTGGCCACGAATGCGTGCCGAGAGCCGTTGCCGCCGAAGTCCACCCCGATGTGGATGTGCCACGGGCGACAGGGCTTGTCCGCAGGCCAGAGAAAACGCCCATCCCCGGCGGCAATGCTGTCTGCAAAAGGGCGGTAGATGATGCCGCCCGCTGCGGCCCACTGGCCGAGGATGAAGCGGTTATAGTAGACCGTGCCCGCGTACTCCTTTTTCAGCTGTGCCACGAACTCCGGCGGCAGAGTGGGGTTGTCGTCGATGGTGTAGGCCTGACAGTAGATGTCCGCGTCGCTGTCCAGAAACTGCTTGAACCAGTGCTGGGGGTTATCCGGGTTGCAGGTGCCGTCAAAATGGCTGTGCGGACAGGACAGACGGCTTTTCAACATCTGAAATACACCTTCGTCCCATGTGGTGATCTCGTCCCCATAGGCGTACTCGAAGGCTGCGCCCTGAATGCGGGCAATGTGCTTTTTGTTGTCGGCACCCAGCACGTACACCTTGCGGCCGAACAGCTGCACGATGTTGCCGGACGCCGAGGTGCGCACCACGCCCACAAGCTCCGGCCCCCAGAGGGCCCGCATGGGCTCCAGCACGTTGCGCTCCAGTGTGCCGAGGGTGTTGCCCAGCATGACGCAAAGGCCCTCGTCCCGGGCCGCGCAGATGCGCTTGGGGATGGTAACGGCGCAGTCCAGATAGGTCTTGCCGGAGCGGGTGGCCCCAGTCTTGACGTTCCAGCGGTGGGAGCAATTGCGAAGGAACTCCTGCTGAAACTCAGTCAATGGCACTGTCCACACCTCCCAGCAGCTTGCGGGCAGCTTCCAGTGCATCGGCGGCGGGGTCCTCCTGCACAGTCTCCTCGCCTAGCATCTTCAGCAGCACCCCGGCGGCACGGGCATCACCGCGCTTGGCGGCTTCAGTAATGCCCATGACCACCGACATCTGATTGTCGATGTCCTCATTGTCCACCTCATCCCGCAGCAGGGCCTTCACCCGGCGGCGGTCGGTCTCCGGCAGGCTGAGATAGTAGTCGGCGGCTTCTTTCATGCTGCGCTTGCGGCGGCGGGCCGCACCGGAAGCAATGCCGCCCTTCTGGGCGATCTGTCTCTGTTCGCTCTCCGTTCGTTCATTGAACGGGATGAGATTTTCTTCGTTGGCCACGTCACCACCTCTCTTGCCGTAAAATCAAAAAGCCGCCCGGAAAACCGAACGGCAAAGATATCAAAAAAAAATAAGCAGCACCCATGCATTCAGTTTGACGGACAGGCGTAAAACGGGCGGGTGCCGCTGCATCTGGAACTTTCGCGGCCAGATGCCCCGCTATGCTTTGCACAGCCGTCCCCCGACTGTACATTGCATGGCGCTCTGGGCAGGCCTTGAACCTGCAACCTACGGTTTTGGAGACCATCGCTCTGCCAATTGAGCTACCAGAGTAAAAAGCCACCCTTGGAATCGAACCAGCCGTGTCTACACACACGCGCCGCGCTCCAAACTGCGCTCAGGCGGCCATATAAAAACAGCTCCGGTTCGCCGCCGGGGCTGTTGGTTGGCGCACATCCTGTCAGGAAAGCTACACCTTGGCAAGGATTCTAAGGCCTTTTCTTGGCACGGGAGGTTACACGTGCGGCCTTTCGGGTTGTCTGGTCCATGCGCCATACGGTGCGATACGGCGGAATCGAACCGCCTCCTGTCTCTCATGAGCGGCAGGCTGCCTTTGTTTCAGTGTATCGCATAGAAGCAGTCCGCGAAACGTGAAGAGAGAAAAATGCCTGCAAAGCCAAAAGGAGGAAAATTATCATGGAGGTTCGTTTCGGAGACTGCGTGTATCGGTTTGCCTTTCCGGCATTGCCGATGGTACTATTCAATCACTTTCGCACGGTTTCTGTACATACCGCGTACATACCGCGTACATACCCGAAGCTGTACAAAAAATCACGCGTTTTTTATGCACTTTCGTCAAAATCGCAAAAAGGTGTTGCTTCCCAGATCTCTGCAAGGGCCTCAAACCCTACTGTGATGGCTCTGGATGCCGTGTGTGCCTGTGCAAAGCCCACCTCAGCGGCGGCCTGCTCACGGGTCTTACCCTCAACATAACACAGGATGATGCACTTGCTGCGGCGGATGGATGCCGTGTCAGCATTCAGCAGATATGCCGTATCAATGGCCGCCTTCTGCATCTCCACATACTCGCACTTGAGGGCAGCCAGCTTTTCCTCTGCTTCCACAATGGCCGCGCCACCGTTCCCCACCTTGTCACTGGTTCCAGAACGACCAGGTGCAGCTGAAACGCTGGATGTGGTGGCGGTAGCGATGCACTGTAGATCTACAATGCGCTCTTCCTGCTGCTGAATCTGTGCCCGCATTCTTGGCAGTCGTTCAAACCATGCCCGCACCAGCTGGGCCTTTTCATTCTTAGGTGGCTTTTCGTTCTCGCTTTCAGGTGTCCATGTGCGGATCATTGTTCCTCCTTTACTCCTTCCAAAAACAGCAGCACTCCGGGTGCTGCAAACGGGACGCGGTAAATTTCAATGTCTGATTGGGTGATGTACTTACGGCCAAACAGCCGTTTCATGTCCTTCCATACGGCCCACGGGACGCGGTAGAAAGCCCTGCCGCTAAATGAGCATAGTACAAAGGCGACACCTCCGAGAGCTTCTGTGCGGCTCAAACGAAGCGCTTGCGCGGTCAACACACGATCAAAGGTCAGCCGGTCACTGTCAGTGTGCTTTGCTTCAAAATTGATGGCTCTTCCGCCTTTGAGAACGCCTTTGTAGTCCGGCTGGGCCTGTTTCGTGTAGCAAGCAAGGAACCGGCCAGCACGGTCCGGGCTTCCAATCGGACGCATCGGTTCTGGGGTCTTTTCGATGTCTGCAAGGCCGATGGATCTGTAATAGGCGCAGGCATTGTCAATGATGTGCTCAAAGCCTTCGCCCTCTGCGCGGCTTCTTGCACCGGTATAGCTGCGGCGAATACTGGCCGCCGTTCTTCGGTTATTCATTGCTCAATTCCTCCACATAGCGCCAGCTCTGGGGCGGGCGAGTGATCTCCACAGGCCGCATACCGAACCGTGTACTCTGCAAGCCTGTGAATACCCGCAGCTCGCGCGGCTGGTCATAAATCTTCAGGTCGGAGATATGCCACGCCCAGCCGTGACACTTGTTCAGGTAGCGGACAATGCGGTCTCTGTCCATGCAAGCCATTTCTTCGACATCATCCGGGGCGCGGCATATCGGTGCAAGCTCCCAAATCTTGTCGCAGACGAACTCGCCAATGACCGTACCATCCAACCGCTGCCAGCCTCTGCCGGGGACGATTCGCAGCCACCCCATCTTCGACTGTTCTTTCGTGCAGTAGATGTAGCACTTGAATTGAGGCTTCACGCCCTCCGGTTTCGTCTTGCGTACCTCCACGGTCTTTTCTTTCAGGACGATCTTGCTGCACCATACCGGCTGGATGCTCAACAACACAGCTTTCACGCTCGCGCCTCCTCTCAGTAATACTCGATTTCTACCAGCGAGGTAGACACCAGTTCAAAGCGGCCATCTTCCAGAGGGATTTGCAGGAGCTGATACTCACGCTCAGCAGATAGCTTTGGGTCAGGCAACAGCTCGCCAAAGTCCTCCACGGTAATGGTGTACTTCGGCTTACGCCTACCGGCATAGCCAACTTTTTCAATTTCCGGGGAGTATACCGTGACATGGTAGCATGGCTTTCTTTCAGCTCCTGCCTCGGCAGTGGTCGCACCGCAGGATGTAAACCACAGCGTCAGAATCAGCAGCACAGCTGCTGCGATAAAGCAGACCATTCTCTTTTCGGTTTTCATGCTTCACTTCTCCTCCTCAAAAGTCCCAGTCGGAAGGAACACCGAGACGGCATTCTCCATCGCCATCGTTACTGGTCGGCTTATCGAACGGGCACCCCGGGCAGCCATTTCCAGCCGCCAAGTGGCAATGGCAAAAATCCATCAAATAATGGGCCATGTCCTCCGGACTCATAGTGTCGGTTTCAGGGTTAGATTTCGCTTGATCATTCATCGTCGCCCCTCCAATACTCCACAAAATAGGTCAAAGTAGATTTGCCGCTGCGCTTTTCCTTTCCCACGCGGACGGTGTAGCCGTTCATCACCAGAATAACGGCCAGTTCCTTCCGGTTCTCCACCTTGTCGCAGTCGATTTTGTAATGCTGTTCCATATATTCATCCTCATTCATGCACAAATTAGCGACGATTATTCCAAAGGATCACAGCCGTTTGTTTCGTTGTCGCGCTCGGCCCATTAGCTCCACACGAAGGGCAGGCCACGCTCAATCTATCGTCATACGGATCATCACAAAAGAAAAAATTAAACTCAGCCCCGCAAAAAGGACATGAAAAAAGTTTTTCGTAACCGAAATCTTCCGATTTAAACCCATCGTATTGCATTTATCTATACTCCTTTCCGGTGGCCTTGTCCCTCAGCGGGATGCGGCCTATGATCTCGAACCCTGCGATACCGGCCATCTGGCGCAGCAGGGGAACGATGTCTCCGATTCTGTCAAGCCGGGCGGCTTCCTTCTGGTACTCGTCCCGGCAGATGTTGCGCATGGCTGCGGTCGGTGTCGGGTCTGCATAGTGCTCAGCATTCCGTCCCATATTTTCCTTGCTCATGTCCTCACCCTCTCTCTTCCCACAAACACGCCCGAGAACAGGCGTTCTCCGATGGTGTAGTGATAATACCAGTGTCCTGCCGGAACGTCGTCTGCCGTGCCATCTGCCGGTCTGAGCACCATCGGATGACTAGCGACCTGAACGACATACTCACCGCCCTGCACAAGCCGCTGCATCCAGCTTTCTGCAGGTGCAGCATCAACCCGGCTTCCATCCATGCAGCAGACCGCTACGGCAGGCGGAACAGGGGACAGCATCGTGAAAAGTGAAAGCTGTTCGACTTCAATCACGGCGCACCTCCTACTTTGTAGATCAGAGCCACAGCAAGCATCCAAATCATAAAAGCGGTAGTTGCTGCAAGAGCTATGGGGTGATCGCGCAGCAGCCAGACAAGCGCATAGCAGACTGCCATAATAGCTGCAACAACAGCAACCATAAATGTTGCGACAAACATTGCGAATCCTAATGTCATAAGTTCTCCTTCGGAAGTTCAGGCATCGGCATCCAAAGAGGAAAAGTATCCGGTGCACCTGCCACAAAATCCCACTTTGCGGCCTGTGCTGCCTTTGCCCAACGATAAAATGCGATGACCTTTCCGTATGCAGCATCATTTTCTGTCGGCGGCTCTTCTGCGGTCTTGCGCCAGCGCTGGGCATCCGGGACGACTGCCGGTTCATCTTCCAGCACATCCATTGCGTCCATAATCTGACACGCGCGGCATCTTACGCCGTTGTAATGTTCGCAGCCACAGCAATATGCCGCTTTGATGTTTGCAATGGCTTTTTCACGGTCGATAAATTCACTCATTTTTCAATCTCCCTCCTTGTCAGTTCGCTCGCCAGCAACCTTGCAGCTTCACGGGGGGCAGCGGTGATATCGGCCTGCGATCCTTCCCCCCATCACTTCACAGACGGGTTTACACGTTCCACCAGCTCACAGCCGGGCACTGCCGTGCCGGTCTTGAGCAGGGCCGCAATGGCCGTCTTGTTGGGTGCGCGGGTGGTCATCTCGGTCATGTACTCAGCAGGAACAGCGGCTTCATCCAGCACGCTGACCGCTTTGCTGCGGCGAAAGCTCACCGCGCACCGGTCGCTGCTGAAGTTCTGCCCACCCAGAGCATCGGTCAGATAGTGCTTGAGACTGTCGATCTTGCGCTTTGCGGCTGCCTTGCGGTCAGCAAAAGCCTTTTCCTGCGCTTCAAAGGCCGCAACATCGGCTTCGAGATTCTTTACCCAGCAGGCGATGTTGTCCACCTTCTCTGCCTTTGCCATGTTCAGCTCTTCCAGCCGGTCGATGTCCATAACTTCGCCGGTCTCCTGATCGATGCAGTCCAAAATCTGCGAGTTGATCTCATACAGGTTCATAGTGCTTTTTACCTCCATGCGTTCAGGACACGAGAAATGGCCCTGAACGGCGTTTTGCGTTTTGCAGTATAACTTTCCGGTTTGCCCTAAAACCGCGTTCAGGGAGCCGTGCAGGACGCTCTGAACGCCATATGCGGGCTATTCTTTCAAAAGCTTCCGCTCTACGCGGGCTTTCAGCATCTTCTGCAACTTACGGTGTGAATGCATGCAACGCTCTGTCATGAGCCGCTCTCCCTGAATCTTCTGAATCCGCTCCAGCCAGTCAGGAAGCAGCTTGTCCTGCCACTTGCAGTGCTGTATGACATCGTAAAACGCCTGTTCTGCGATATCATCCGGGGCCGTCCGAAGGTCTGACTTTGCCCAGACAGTGGAAATCGCCTTCCGGCTCTCGTCTGTTTGGGGCTTGCCGAAATAGCCATCTGCCACGGCCAGCAGTTCGATGATCTTCTCCATCGTCAATCAAATCACCCCCTTGAAGATGTCTGCATAGACATCCGCTGCAGATCTGGATGTATTGCCCGGTGCAGGCTTGTTCGGTTGCTGCTCCCGGTCACGGGATATCCACCCGGATGCTGCAGCCTTCCAGTTCTTCATGGGATTCCGGCCCACCTTCCAGCCGTTGGACTCGTAATAGGCATGGAACCGAATAGCCTGCCCTTCCGTTCCGCCCTTCTCCGCAAAGTAACTTTTCACCGTTTCAACATCCGGCGGTGAAAACCTGTTCTTGGTTGTAGGGGGCAGCGCTTCAGCGCTACTACTATCAGATACTTTAGTATCTGTTGTACTTTGTACTTTGTACTTTAGGGGTCTTTTGGTTTCGTTTGGTTTCTCAAAAAAACCAATTGGTTCCGTTTGGTTATCGTCAAAAACCTTTTGGTTTTCGTCGGTTTTCTTTGGTCTGCCGCCCTTTCGACCTGCTTCTCGGTGCGCAAGAATAGAACGTTGATACGTCTTTATGTTTTCGTCCATAAATGAGCGCAGGGATTCAAAGGCCACCTGTTCGATAGGCTCAAGCCCTTCCGGCTCTTTGCCGTGCTCCACATACTGCCGCATTTTTGTGAGCACGTTTTTGTATTGCTCAGGTGGAAGGATGTCCAAGATTACGAACTTGTCAAAGGGTATCAACAAGCCTTTTGGGCGAGCCATTTCGATATCGTCCACCACTAACCACCTCCTTCCCGTTTTTGAAAACCAAACGCTTTTCGTAAAAACCATTTGGTTTTCTTTGGTTTTTACAGGTCGATGATCTTAACCTCTACGCCGTAGCCGATGACGTTCCGGCACTGCTGTTTGATGCGGGGGATTGCAACAGCGCTGCTTTTGAGGAACTTCTTCGTGCTGGGGGTGCAGGCCAGATACAGCGTAACGCCGTCCAGACTGGCCTTGGTTCCGCGCAGGTTGTCCGCAATGAACTTGTCACCGTAGACCTCAACACGGCGAATAACCTCTCCCCAGTTCGCAAAATCCTTGCCCGGATACTTCGTAGGGGTGGCTTCCGGTTCAGCCTGCTGGCTGTTCTGGCTCTTGAGGTCGTTCAGGGCATCCAGCATTGCCGTCATGCAGGAACTGCACACCTTGATCTCGTTCTGAAGCTCAACAAGGGCACTGTTCAGGCCCACCAGCTGGTCAATGGCCTTCTTCATGTCTTCGTTCTGCTGGTACAGGCGGCTGTCGATAGATTTCAGCAGGATACACACCCGGCTATCATCCGGGGTATCATTCGGTACATCCTCAAGTATGAAGTCGTATGCACCGTTGCGGATATTGACAACTGCCGACACGGAACGACCGATAATGGATGCGACCTCTGCATCTGACAGGCCCTTACTAAGAAGAAGCTTTGCATTGCGCACCTCTTCCGGCATAATATTTCTTTTTGCTGGCATTTTTCTCTCCCTCATTTCTTCCGCTCAGAACGGCAAATCTTCATCGTCGTTGATAACGGCAAAATCGTCCGTGCAGGTCTCAGCCGTCTGCTGGGCGCTCTGAGCGTTTCTAGCTTCGCGGGCATAACTTTCCGTCTGTTCATCAAACCCCCGTGTAGACGTGCTGTCAGGGGCTTTCGAGCCGCAAAAGCTGACCTCCCGCACCTGAATCTCATAGGCAGTGCGGTTGTTGCCCTGCTTGTCCTGATATTTCCGGGTCTGCAAGCTGCCATTGACGGCGATCATGCTGCCCTTGTCGAAATACTGGGACACGAACTGTGCCGTTTTGCCCCATGCAACGCAGGGCAAGAAATCCGTCTCGCGCTGGCCATTTGCAGAATAGCTGCGTTCGCAGGCGATATCAAAAGAGCAGACTTCCTTGCCGCTTGTGGTGGTGCGGAGTTCCGGGGTGTGGGTCAGGCGGCCCATAATTGCGATCATGTTCAGCATAGATCAGCCCTCCTTCGGCTGTTTCTGGGCACACGTCCAGCACAGGACGCGCCCAAACTTCTTCTTGGTGCTTGCGGCGGTCTCTGCCGGTTCAACGGTGCGGTTCATATAAGACACCGGCTGAAGTGGTTTGCCGCAGCAGGCGCAGATAAAGGGCTGTTCCTGTACAGGCTGCGATTTCGGGGCAGGAGCATTACGCTTCGGAGCAGGAGCTTCACGCTTCGGAGCAGGCTGCTTCTGCGGCTTGTTCACACCTGCGGGGTTTCGACCTTCTGCCGCATGATACTCGTCCGTGTCGGCATCCTTGGTATCGTCGATGCAGAACAGGCCGTTCAGGGCATACTTGCGGGCGTAGCTGCTAGATGTTCCCGTCACCTGTGCAGCGTCCATCTTGGTTTTTTGCTCCGGCTCTCTTGCGTATGCCTTCACGGAAATGCAGCCACCATCCAGAGATTCCAATTTTGCAGTGGCTTCGATGTAGTGCCACCCCTCAAGAACCTTCAGTTCATCGGAGAGCGTAAGCAGCAGGTTATGAGCCTTGATAATAGGCTTCACTGCTTCCAAAATGTCCTCACAGGAACGATACCTGTACCCGCCGAAGGTGTTCATCTGCCCTTTCGGGACCTTGAGTTCGCTCTGCACAGCGGCCAGAGCGGCGTAAATGCTTGTGCTTTCCATTACTCTTCATCCTCCTGATCTTCGGTCTGTTCTGCCCCTCGCGGCAGGAAATAGTAATCATCCGGCGGCTCAAGTGCCGGGCCGTAGCCGTCAAGGGAAAGGTCGTACATCGGATTCATACTGCCACCTCAGGTGCCGGGTCAATGGCGGCAGGGGAGATGTCCGGTGCAGGAATCAGCTTTCCAGCGGTCAAACGCTGCAGAGCAGGGGAGTGCTGCGTTTCGCTTGCAGGCTTCCCGAACTTGACCTCGGCACCCAGATCTTCGACCTCGACCGTGACGCGCAGGCGGTACAGGCTTCCTGCTTGACCGAGGGTAGAATAGACATCGTTCATCAGCTTGTCGATGACTTCCGGGACATAGTTCCCGCCCACAAACCTGCCGTCACTGGAAAAGCGGCCCTGAATCTCAACATAATTTTTTTCCATCTTGTAAAACCTCCGAAAATGTGTTATCTTCGGGTTGATGTGACCTGTAAAATCCATCAACCCTTGCAGCCTGCCGGCGAGCCAACACCAGCGGGCTGCTTTTTCTTTTGTGCGGCCATAATCTCTTTGATGCGGCCTTTGCCGTAGGTTCCGGCGCTTGCCGTGAAACGCTCGTTGTCATCCACAAGGCCCTGATGGATTGCCCCGGCCCGCTCTTCCTGCTGGCGGATAAGTTGCTCTGTGCGCTCCCGGTAGCTCGCTTCGAGAGCTTTCACCCTGATATGTACAGCGCGGCACTCCGGGCACCGCTCCGCGCGGCGGCCCACATTGCGCATCACCTTCCCGCAGTCAACACAGACGCGGGTGTAGATCATATTGTTGTTGACTGCCATGCTCAGCCCGCCTTTCTACCGCTCTTCACGGTGTTCTGGGGCTGATGGTGAATCTTGCGGGGCCGCTTCTCACGCGCTTCGGCTGCAAAGCCCTGCAGCATGAAGAACACCGCCAGCAGAATCAGCACCATAGCCGTAATGAACGCACCGTCCGAAATGGTGCCGCCGGTCTGACAGGTGCCCTCGAGGCCCATGCTGTACAGCAGACCCGTCGCAAAGCTCCCCATTGCAAGCCAGTACCAAACGCCAGATTTGATTCTCATGCGGATTCATCCTCCTTGCCCACTTCCGGGAAGAAAAGCTCCCCGATCTCGTCCTGCCGGATGTCCAACAGTTCACAAATTGCTGCGATCTCTTTACTTGTCCACGGCTGGTGCCCGTTCATCCGGGCGCTCATAGTGTACCGGCCAATGCCGCTATGTTCAGCGACTTCCTGATCGCGGTAGCCGCAGCTGTGGAACCGGCCACGCAGCTTCCAGTACGGAATCTGCTGAAACGTTCCCTGTACGACCTTCATCATGCTTTTTCGACCTCTTTTCTTTGATGTGTGCCAGCCGTGCAGGCTGGTTCTTGTCCCAGCGGGATTCCCGCCAGTACTTATTGCGCCCGTTCATCAGGCGGTCTCCTTGCCAAGACGCTGCTCCTTCTCCTGCTCGCTCAAAAGCTCGCGGGGGTCAACGTTCAGCGTGTCGGCAATGGCCTTGAGCGTCCGGGGGCTGGTGCCGCCCTTCTTTTTGATGTAGTAGTAGGTGGCCCGCTCAAGGCCAGCAGCCTGCATCAGCTCGGTAACATTTACTCCCCGTAAAATCATCAGGGATTCAATTTTTTTCATGTTTACCTTCAAATTATCACCTTCTTTCACGCTTCCAGCCGCTTTGCCCGGCCATTCAGGAACTGGTTCACAAAGTAAATCTGTCCCTTTCCAGTCACCTTCGGGGTCTTGTTGATGCTGGTGTGGCCGTCCGAGTGCACCACGGTGGTCTCCTTGATCTCAAACAGGCACATTTCCACGGCCCGCTGGGTGGGCATATTATAGTCGCTGCGCTTGGGGTCGCGGATCAGATAGCCGTGCTCACGCATCCAGCTGAACAGCCGGTTCTGCCCGATCTGCACGCCGTTCTGGCACAGCAGCTTTGCCAGTTCGCCCACAAGGATGCTCTTCTTGCTGGCACTTACAGCATCCGCAAAGATGCCCTTTGGGCTCAGCTCTGCAATCTGAGCGTCCTTGTGCTCCAGCTCGTCGTGGGCGGCAATCAAGGCCTGCGCCATCAGCTCCGCGCGGGAAAGCTGCGGGCGTTGCGCCAGCTGCTTCTCCATTGCATTGAACGCGGCAATGTACTTCAGCTTCCACTGCACCGCCTCCTTGCCGGTAAAGCCCATGGCCAGCAGGGAAAAGCCGTCCCGGTTCATCAGGTACATGGGGTACTTCTGGTGGTTCTGCGGGTGGGTGTACTCGGATTTGAAGAACAGCGGGGTCTGCTCAATTTTGAGCACCCCCTCCGACATGAGGTTTTCAATGTCGCGCATGACATTGCGGTGCTCCTTGCCGAAGCGCTTGGCAACGTCCCGGCTGGATGCTACCGGTTCGCCGTTCTGGGTGGATAAGATAATGTCGTTCATGGTGAATATGTGCCTCCTTGTGGGTGGCTCCCTTCTGCGGTAGAATAGAGGGCGGAAGGGAGGTGAAACTGTGAAAAACTTGATTTTTGTGATTGCGGTCGTAATCGTGTACCGCTTTGTCTTTTCGCTGTCAGGCCTGATCCGTACAATTCATTATCAGAAAATCTATGAATCGTACCTGAAGGGAGCCTGCAATGACTTTGCAGTACACACAGCACCAGTGAAGAAACTTTTTCAGCAAGCAAAAGTAAGCGATATCGTTCTTCCATATACAGACTTTGTTGGTGGAGGACATTTTAGAGTGACGAATGTGTCGGTGTTTGAAAATATGGCAAATACCAGAGAGGACACGGTAAGCGCAATGCAAAACTGCTTTTCAAAGGCAAGGGGCACATTCCGAATGAATATCCTAGAATGCTTGTCCCCGCTCTACTGGGTACAGTTGGTGGCTTTTCTTCCAAGCAAGTTGTGCGAGTATTTCGGTGTGTCTGAAAAGAAGTTTGCACCAAAGATTTTTCAACTGCTCTACTGGGTATTAACTCCGCTGCTTCTCTGCTTCCGCACTCAGCTCTATGACTTCATCGTCCAGCTGCTTCAAAAGGCGTAAAATGAAGCGACTCAACAGAATCAGTCTTTTGGCATCTACCTTTTCGGCGGATGCCATATTTTTTTGTGCGTCCAGCAGATTGCCGAGAACCATGTCAGTGAAAAGTTTACAACGTGTGGTTTTTATCTTCTTCACCTCCTTTGAAAATGAAACTTGCAAGAAAAGTGTAATTAAATTCCACTTTTCTTGCAAAAAAATATGGAATCACGCTGCTGCATGTCCATGCCGAGAGTATTGGCCAGAGTGTCAATTTCACTGGCCTTAAACTCGGTCTCGTTATCAATTTTCATCTGCAAAGCATACGGTGTCAGGCCCATAATTTCGGCAATGGCCTTATATTTAAGCCCGGAATCTGCAATGATGGAACGCAGCGCATTGGTGTCGGTCATGGTTGTCACCTCCTTTCAAAGTGGAATTGAATTCCACTAACCACATAATAGCACCGAGTGGAAATAAAGTCAACCTTTTTTGAGGAAAAAATAAAAAATACTTGAATATTATTCCACTCTATGATAAGATAAGAGCGAAGGTTGGTGATTTTATGGCAACTCTATACGACAGAATCAAAAGCCGCCGCACGGAGCTTGGCTTAACAGTCGAAGAACTGGCTCACAAGATGGGCTATAAAGATAAATCTTCTATAAGTAAGATTGAAAATGGTAAAGCCGATATCCCACAATCAAAAATTGCAGCATTTGCTGATGCGCTGCAGACCACCCCCGCCTACCTGATGGGCTGGGAAGAACAGCCGGAGCCCAAGAAGCCCACCATCCCCCCGGGCTTTGAGCCGATGCCAAAGATGAAGAAGATCCCGCTGATCGGAGCCATTGCCTGCGGGGAACCCATCACGGCAGAGCAGAACATTGAAAAAATGGTGGACGTGCCGGAGAACATCCGGTGCGATTTTTCCCTGACCTGCCACGGTGACAGCATGGTGGATGCCGGCATTCACGATAAAGACGTGGTGTATATCCGCATCCAGCCGGAGGTGGAGAACGGCGAGATCGCAGCGGTGCGCATTGATGGTGAAGCCACCCTCAAGCGGGTATATTACAACCCCGGCACGCTGACCCTGATGCCTGCAAACCCGGCCTATGCGCCTATGATCTATACTGGCTCCCAGCTGGAAGAGGTGCACATTGAGGGCAAGGCCGTAGGCTGGACGCACTGGGTGGGGTGATTTTGGATTATCGGAGTCATTCTAGTCTATATAGCGAAGGAGTGTTATGTATGAAGAAAACTATGAAAAAGACCGCTGCAGCACTGTGCATTGCCGCAACGCTTGTATCTGTGGCAGCGCCGGCAATGGCTGTCAGCCCAGCAGAATATATGAGCACAGCCGCTCTTGAAGAATGCAATACTGCGACGGTAGCGCAGGTGGAAAGCCTGATCAACCAAATCGGAACCGTCACGACTGCCCGCCGCCCGGCAATTGTGGCTGCTGTAAATGCTTATAACGAATTGGACGATGCAAGCAAGGCGCAGGTCAGTAACTTTGCGGTGTTGGCAGAAGCCCAGCAGGTGCTGGGACTGAAAGACGCTCTTGCAAAGCTGAAAATCAGTTACGATAAGGTCGAGGACGCAAGAAGCTATGTGTCACCCACGGAAGACCGACTGAGCAATCAAGGCAAAAGCTATATACTGCCCTTCTTTGTAAATGGCAGCACCAATGATCCGTCAATGTTTTTCATGGTTCTGTGTAGCGGCAACAAATATGTGTACTTGGACACGATTACGATTCGCGCGGGCGAGTATAAATATACCTACACGATTGATTGGACGGATGTGGATCGTGGCTATGATGGAAAGCAGTATTGGGAACTGACCTCCTTTGTAGGCGATGATGAAGATATCCAGTGGTTTAAGAATATTTTGAGCGCTGATGAAATCATTATCCGATACAGCGGCGATGGTGGCAGCATCGACCACATAGTCGCCCCCGAAGAGCGTCAGGCGATTACGGATGTTTTGAACGCATATAATCTGTTCAAGGCAGCAAGCCCGACTGTGCGCGCAAAGGCTTTGAATAACTGATGTGAACTAAACAAAAACGCCCCCGGTGCTGCGAACACCGAGGGCGCAGAAGGAGAAAATACGGGATGACAAAAGATACCGAAAAGGTCTTGCTGAAACTTTATCGTGCATACACGGAGCGCCGCAAAACCTTGCCGAAGTCTCAGGCAAAATACTTTGCATCAGAAGATGTGTCGGCTGCATTGCCGGGGATCCCGTGGGATGACGTGAGAGAGGCGCTTGCGGAACTGCGTGATGATGGCTATATCGACCTTTACATGATGGGTGCCTGCGATCTGTTTCCGAAGGCTATCGAGTACGGCGAAACGGCTGTCGAACGCGGCATTGACAAGGCGCTGGATGTGTGGAGTAAACTCCATTAACCGAGTTTCAGTTTGTCCACCGAAATGTTCAGCGTCATATCTGCGAGGGGATGGCCCGCATCGCACTGGATGGAGAAGCCTTTGACGCGATGGACTTCAACACCGTTCAACTTCATTTTGAAGTCTTTTTCGTCAAGATAAAGTTCGACGGCATTCTGACGCTCTGACATGATAGCACCTTTCTTTCTGTGTATGAATGAAAAGATTCGTTCACGTTCATTATACATCAAAATTATGCTAAAGTATAGCATAATTTTGATTTGCACAAACAAATAAAAAAACCTCCCCCGGTGTTACCAGCACCGAAGGAGGTTTCCGAACCGCTTGCCCGAAGGCGTCACGGCTCTGTACAGTAGATTTTGGCGAACCTCTGCACAGACTATGATACCACCTCCGGGCAGGCTTGTCAAAGTGTACCCTTGTATATGGAGGTGGATTTTATGAAAAAGAGAACCAACACGGCATTTTGGGTCGAGAAGGAAAAGCGCTGGTGCATCGCAGTTCAGAAGAATGGCACCCGCAAACGGTTTTACAGCAGTACGCCGGGCCGCACCGGCCAGCGGGAAGCAAACGCAAAAGCGGATGCATGGCTTGATGATAGCATCAGAGACGGAAAAAAGAAGGTCAGCGCCCTCTATGCCCAGTGGGTAGAAGAACTGAAGCTCACCTGCGGCACATCCTATGTTGAGCAGTGCAAGAAATACGGAGATTACTATATTCTGCCTGTCTGTGGGGACATCCGCATTGACGAGCTGACCGAAGGCGATCTGCAAAAAGCCATCAATATGTCTTTCAAAAAGCGATGCCTTAAAAAGGAGCGTCAGCGTAGGTCAAGCGACAAGCCTTTGAGCCGCAAGACCCTTATGACGATCCGCTCAACGGAGATCAGCTTTTTGAAATGGTGCCGCCGGAACAGGTACAGTACGATGTTCCCTGAGCTGTCTATCCCGAAGAATGCCCGCATGGGGAAGAAAAAGATTTTACAGCCGACCGCTTTGAAAGTCCTGTTTGATGTGGACACCCGCCTTTACTATGGCAAGCTGGTCTTTGACGAGTATATCTATGCCTACCGGTTTGCAGTTGCTACAGGTGTACGCCCCGGTGAACTTGTGGGGCTCTGGTATGGTGACGTCAAAGGGAACACGGTCAATCTGCGCCGCAGCATCAACCGGTTGGATGAGGAAACCACCGGCAAGAACGAAAACGCCATTCGCTCATTTGACATGGGCGAGGAAGCCCATGAGGCCTACGAAGCGCAGGTGGCCTTGCTGAAGGCTTCCGATATCCCGCTGAACTATACCACCCCTTTGTTCCAGATCCCGAACCGGAGGGCTTTATTCAAGCGCTGGAAGAAGTACCAGCGTGACAATGGCATTGAGCCTCAGGTCACGCTGTATGAGATGCGGCACACTTTCGTCAGCATTGAATCCGGCGTATTGACCGACAGCCAGCTGAAGATGCTGGTCGGTCACAGCAAGAACATGGATACCGCAGGGGTTTACCGCCACGAGCTGGACGGCCAGCGTGAAGATTTGGCGGCTGCGACCACCGCTGCATTCAGGAAGGCTCAAGGGTGATTCGGGTAACACTTTTGGTAACACTCTTTTTTGTAAACGTAGCAAAATACATGGACTACAAGCCAACCACACTGCCCTTTTAGCAAGTGCTTAGGCGTGTTGCAGATATGCTTTTGACGTTACTCAATCATTTTTTGTTGTTCGACCCCCACTACCCGCATAAGAGAAAAAGCGCGATGAGTTCTCAGAATTCATCGCGCTTTCTTTTATATAATAAATAGTGTTGTTCGAGGTCTGCTCCCTCGCACAAAAAGAAACCGGTACAAAATGGGTACACCCCTGATAGACATTCCTACGGGTTGAGACCCGCAGGCTAAGCAAAGCCGCACTGTGGCTTTGCTTGCGGCATAAATGCCGCCGCCTTGTTCGAGATCCCCTCCCTCGCACAAAAAGAAAAACCAGCACACGATGTGTACTGGTTTTTGGTGCAGTAAAGCAATCCAAATCCGAACCATTTTCCTTTGATGCGGCTTGGGCCGCTTCCTCAAACGTGATGGTCTGTGTACCTTCTTTATAGTTAAAGGTTATCAAAACCTTATCATCGTACAGATAAATCGAATTGATGAACGTATCCACCAACGCTTGCCTCTGGTCTTTCAGGCTCATGTCCAGTTTACGGAAGCGCATCAGCCAGAAACGGATAAATTCCTCTTTGATTTTTGGCTTTGCCAGCTTTTCTTCCGCAATGCGGGCTTCAAGCTCACGCTTGGTTTCTTCGAGCTGTTCCAACCGTTCCTTGGTGGAACTGGTGAGGATTCCGGCTTGAATTGCGTTGAGCATATTCTGGATACCCGATTCTGCATCCCGGAGCTGTTTCTCATAGAGAGGAAGGTTGGTGTTCTCTCGGTCTTGCAGCTCCATGACCTTGGCGATAATGGATTCCATGGCGGCATCGTCCCGGACAAGCTGCATGGTCTGGTTCACCACCAGATCTTCCAGCCACTGTTTGCGGACAGTTTTCTTCTTGCAGCCCTTCTTCTTTTTGGCCGTGGCACATTTATAGTAGCGGTGGACTTCTCCCGTCCGGCTTGTGCCGCTTTCGCCAAACATCAGCGCACCGCAGCAACCACAGTGCAGCTTGGTTGTCAGCAGGTAATCGTCCTCTGCCTTTCTTCGGGCAGGGGCTTTCTTGTTTTTGGCAATCTTTTCCTGCACATCATCGAACAGTTCCAGCGGCACGATGGGCGGAATCGCATCCGGCACGACCACATCCCGGAATTTCAGTTCTCCGATATAACGCCGGTTTTTGAGCATGTGCTCCACGCTGTTGTAAGTAAATTCGCCTCCGACCGGGTTCTTGATGCCGTTTTCATTCAGCCAGTCCCGAATCTCTTTCATCGTGAGGCCATCCCGATACTTCGTGAACGATTCCAGAACGAAAGGGGAGGCAAGCGGGTCGATGTGAAATTTCCGCTCGGAATCCAGCGTATATCCAAACGTTCCACGACCACCGTTGCAGCGGCCTTTCAGGATGTTCTCTGTCTGTCCACGGACAACCTTTTCGGCAAGGTCGGCAGAGTAGTATTCTGCATAGCCCTCCAGAACCGATTCCAGAATGATACCCTCTGGCCCCTCGGAGATGATCTCCGTAGCCGACATGAGCTTGACACCGTTCTTCTTCAGCTGGGTCTTATACCGGGCACTGTCGTAGCGATTCCGGGCAAAGCGGTCAAGTTTCCAGACCAGAACAATATCAAACAGCTTCTTGTCGCTGTCCTTTATCATCTGTTGGAATTGAGGGCGATTATCCGTCTTGGCAGAGATGGCGCGGTCAATGTAGTGCTTGACGATAGTGATGTCATTCTTTTCGGCATAGGCCGTGCATTCACGAATCTGGCCTTCGATGGATTCTTCGCGCTGGTTATCACTGGAATAGCGGGCGTAGATCACAGCGGTCATGGCAAGCACCTCTCTTTACACGTCATTGAACGGTGGAGCGTTCTTTCAAAGTACTGTTTCGTATAATGTATATACCATGTTTTGATGGAGAAATCAAGACTTTTTATTATCTTCAGTTTTTCTTTTTGAACAATTGACCCAACAGCCACCCCTCTCGTTGAAATGAGGTGACTGTTGGGCCGACTTGCTCGGATTCCTTTATTCTTCGTTTAGCTGGACGATGGTATTATAAAAGATTTTGTTTGGAATAACGACTTGAAGAACACCCTTTTTCAAAAGTGCTTCTATGCGTTTCATGACATACCAGTCACTTACCGGAGCAGAAATCGCTTTTAATACGTCTGCGGTAAGTTCACCAACCGAAATAGGAATTCTCGATACTAAACTAATAATTCTCTGGTCGAAATAATCTATGTTAACGCTTTTAACATCGTTCGCATGCCAAATACGCATGGAGGTGTTTTCGTTTAATAGCTTTCCCCATCTTTTGGCATACTCAGTAATAGTTTCTTCCGTCAAATACTTTTGTGAGATCTTATCGGTTTTCCCTTCCATAAATTCTTTCAGACCTTCTCTGGATGCAAGCAAAATTCTATTTGTACCATACTTTGCTGCATAGTAACAAATATAATAAATGCCGCACCAACAATCGGCAGAACTCCTGACCCAAACACGCAGTGGCTTATGATTTATCATATCACATTGAACCGCATTCGCTGTACCATGATATTTCGACCACAGTTGTCTAGCTTCAATTTGGCTGTCAGGATAATATTCTGAAAGGCAATTCACGAATTGTTTGCAACGATATTCTGAATCGCAAGCATATTGAAGTTCTCCCATTGATAACATAAACGGAAACAACTTTACACTTTCGACGATGCCTAAAGCTGCTAACATATTGACATCACTGGGTTCAAAAACAATTTCATCCATAGCTGGTCAGAATCATAATTTCGGGATAGTGACTTGTGTAGTTGCACTCCAATAGATTGGTTTGCTTGAGCCAACCACTCCAAAATAACACCCAACGCTGCAATCAAGATAAGTTCCAACATCATAGAAGTCATATGTATAGGTTGTATTATATATACTTTGTTCTGGAACTAGTGCTGTCGTTGAAAATGGGCAGCTTCGTTCGATGTTATCGGAATAGCTCGTGTAGTAATCCGTTCCTGAAACATTTTTTATTAAATCCGGGCCAATACCGACGGTAGTTCCACTCATATAAAAGCCCAATCCATTGGCCTTTGTATAAAGAACTCTCCATGTTCCATCAATATACGATACAACTCTTGAGCCGTCTGTATTAGAAACAGGAACGCGCATTGGAACCTCGGCCAAAACATAAAATCCGAGATTCTCTTGTTCTTGCACAGAAAGATTGAGAAGTTCTTCTATCGAATAATCATCGATCTTTCTCTTATTTCCAGTTGCAAATGCTGGCTGAATGGTCAGGAGAAATAAAACCGTGACCAATAGAATGGAAATCAGCCGTTTGATTTTGTTAGTCACAGTATACTGCCTCCTAATTTATTTTTTTCTTCACTCAATACACTAAAGCTCCATTGGAATCACCTTCATTAAATTTTCCCCTTCAGGTGTATACTCCTCGGCAAATAAATGTGAACCATACAAATGCTGAAACTACTAGAATACTGTTGGAATAGAAAATATTGTGACCTTACACTGCTTTGGGTGATTACGTTGCTTTCCTTCATTGAATAGCTAGAACAACAGCTACTATCAAGAACAAAGTTGAAAGCCCAAGCTGAACCCATGCAATTTTTTCGTTTTCGGCATTGTTACAGCCTTTGGAGGATACTGCCACTTGGATATAATGCACTGCTACGATTCCATATGAGAAAAACAAAGAAGCCCAAGCATAAGGTACTGCGCTTTTATCTGTCAATCGGACAAGATTACTAGTCCATACTGAAATGCAGCCCCAAAGAGCAAAAGGAGCAATAAGAAAAAAGTTGCTTTTGCCTTTTTTCATTCTTAGCCTCCCACAGCTTGATGGTACGATTTTGTAGTATCCATAAGGTGTCCACCGGAATCATACGAATACAAAATATCATGATAGCAATGGGTAATGTCTATCATATGAGTTTAGTTGCGATCAAGCGATTCAGGGACATCCGGCTGATACGCTGTAAAGCAGCAGGTGCTATTCACACTTAAGACTGCAATCGCCATTGCAAAAGCACATGTAATTTTACTCAGGAAAAAAATCAGTTTTTGTGAATTCTGTTTCATATTGTCCTCCACATTACATAGAATACGTTACATCGACTTCATTGTTTGTTCCGCGAGGAGTTCCCTTCAGCCAGCAAGTATGAGAAGCAATACCATTATAAGCGTTACTGGTAAAGGTGAGTTTTGCCGAACTGGAGTTATACGTCAAACTTGCATCACTATATGTGGAACCCAAAGTTGTAATCGAATAGTCCCATGCATTTGTGACTTTGTTATTCGTCACTGTCATATAAAAATATGCATGAATCACCACTCCCTTATACGAAACCTTCCAAGAATTCGACGATTTCGCTACACGAGAAATTGAATTGTCCACTGACTCGATAGTAATAGTTGCTGGATCACCATTACTGTCAACTACCGCAATTGTGAGCTTCTCGTTTGCCTTCAGTTGATCGAGATTGCTAAAAGTAACAACGTTGTTCTTAACGGTAGCTTTCGGTGAATTCGATTCAGCGAAGGCAGACTGAACGCCAAACGACATTACAACCGCAATAAAAAGCAGACTCGCCGTAAGTTTTTGATAAATTTTCTTGTACTCATGATCACATTTTCCTTTCCTTATTTTGATTTGATTGCTTTTACGACTAAATAAATGACCAGTATGCCGATGCAGAGAGAAATAATTGTCAATGCCTCTGCCGTTGCATTAAGGCAAGCACCAATAAAATAAACCAATACCAAAAATGCAACAAAAGCGATAAGAAGCAGCACCCATTTGTTTTTTTTCATGTTATCACCTCCCTATCTACAAAAGTTGGCATTAAATTTTTGTTGAACCAAAGGAATTGTTGAGAATACAATCAATACCCATTTGGAGAGATAGTAGCAAACTACATGACGTGTATACGGAAGCACATTAAAAATGGCAAGCAGGAAATCTATTGACGAAAGAACAGATGCGACCATCTTGTAACTTGATCGCTTCTTTTCGCTCAAAGGCTTATTCTTTGCTTCGATAGGAGAGAGAATGATAGAGATGCCCAAAAGAGCTGCTGTTGTCAGGATACGAAAAAGGTGATTTGCCACAATTGTCTTACTTAACAAAATGCAGATAAGTTCCAGTCCGGAGAATGCCAAATAGCATCTGGTGTGCGATGTTGCATGGTATCCGCCAATGTAGATTCGCTGTGGGATAAACCCAATCAAAAATGAAAGTGCGTACCGCACATCACCACACACAACAGCGATTAAAACAACAAGCAGAACGCTCACAACAGATGATATGAGCAACTCGTACCCATAGACATACGCATCCGCCTTTGCTTCATCTATCACTTTTTGCTCGCAGAAAAGACGGACTGATTTTTGAGACAGCGTGCGTTCCCACATTGCAGTTGCGCCACCTTATCTTCTGATTTTTGCTTCACTGTATCATAAATTTCAGCAAAATCAAGAGGTTTGGCAA